CCACCATCACCGCCACCATCACTGCCTGTAGTTGGTGCAGCTTCTGGGGGTTTCTCGGCAACGGGTGTTTCAACAGCACCAGCAGCTTTCACTTTATAACCAGAAGGAATAGACAACTGAGCAACACCATTGATGAAAGGAATATAGATGGTCTGACCAGCATCGTTGGTCATTGGCACCATTTCAAAACCTTTAACGGGTGCATCACGATAAAGCTGTTCATTCTCTGGAAGAACATAACCACCTTCAGCATACTCGCGCTCTTCACCGCCTTCATCTTCTGACATGATGGAATCAATCTCAGACGAAAAAGCATCATCATCCATCTCATCTTCACCACCATGAAGAGCTTCACCATCAGGTACTTCTTCAGCGTTACCCATCTGACCAATCTCTTCCATGCGCTTCAGACCTTTCTTGGCCTTGTCACGCATCATCATCAGCTTTTCCAAACCCCAATAACGAACAACATCAGCAGGAAAGACAAACTCGCCTTCGCTGAGCTTAGCGTCAATGTCATCTCTCACTTCTTCTGCCATAGCACCGGGTGGTACTTCATTACCAGAGACAGGATCGACTGTGCCGCCCTCTTGCATTACGCCGCCTTCGGCAAACAGTTTGTTCATTTCATTTTTCACAACGCCACCTTTTGCAAAAGTTGGACTAGCATCATCTTTTTTATTTACTCTGAAAAGAGGATCGTCCGGTTTAGTTTTCTTAACATTCTTAGCCATAACCAATGGGCCAATTTGTACAATTTCGTCAGCAGAAACAACAGGCATGTTGTCTGCTTTGTCATAAAAATAACTAGCACGATATGGGTTCATACCGACCTGAGTCCACTCTGGATCATTAAAGATCTTCTCCGCATATGCCTTGGCATTATCTGGATTATGTGGAACATAGTCACCAAAGATACGAGCAATGGTAGCCTTACCCATACGACCACCAGAACCTAACGGTTTACGTCTAGCAATATCAAGAGCTACTTTAGGATCGGACACAAACTCAACGTTTTTAAGAACGGCTGTTTTGGCGTATCCGATTGGCGCACCACTCTTGGTACTTCCTTCATGAAGAGAAACAATCCAAGTGTTATAGTCGTTATAAGCAGGGATGTCTAAGCGAGAAGACACTCTTTCACCCGGTGCTATCTTCATGTTAAGACCGACAATACCTTTGTTGACTTGTGCTTCTGTAAGAGCGCCAGCAATGTCTGTGAAGGAAGGCATGTCTGGAACTTTATCAAGCGGAACAATAGGTTGCTTCTCTGCTGAAAGTTTCCTAAACTCTTCTGGTTTAAGTTTTCCTTCAAACAGTTTTTGAGCAGCATCTTCAATCTCAGGCAAGAGCTTAGAACGCTGTGATGCTTTATTTTCTTTTCTCCAAGCTTCTTTCTTCTCGGCAGACAACCCCAACGCTTCAAAAGCATCAGTTCCACTTTCGGCGATAAGTTCTGGTTCAACACCAAAGTCTTCGGTGCGATCTACTTTCGGAGGAACAAAAGCATCATCAATAACGGGTACTGCAGCAGACTCTTCGTCTTTAAATAACGGGGCTGTGTTAATTTCAGTATCAATATTTTCAGGTTGAGAAAGCGCCATTTCTTCTTTGATTTCAGGTTCAGGCGCAACACTTTTGGTTTTCCTAGTCACAAGAGATTTGGTAGGCAAAGGAGCATCAACTACTGATGGCTTAGCAATATCTGCCGCAATCTTAGGGACAACAGCGTCTGCTTGTTTAGCGACAGACTTTGCCAGAGCTTTACTAACTGGTTTAGCAAAAAGAGAACTAGCGATACCCATCACGTTCCCCTTTCATTAGACAATTTATCCTGCATGATTGATCTCATCCTTCAAATACTTCAGCTGACGCAATGCAGCAATGGCACCTTGTGCCTTAAACACTTCGCTCAATTCTGTTGCTTGTTCCAGCTTACGTTGGTGCTGTTCAATGTCGTAGTCAAGCTTCTCAACAAAGGCATCCCACACATGATGTGTATTGAACATACCTTTGAGCTTTGGAAGAAATGTTTTGTTCATTTATTGAGCAGCCTGTGGAACTTGAGGAGCAGCGCTAAAGCCTTGTTCGCCGGGAGCAGCAGCAGCACCAACACCAATGTTGCCAGCACCACCACCAGTCATGTCAGCCACACCAGCGCCCGGTACAGGTGGAGCACCAGCAGCAGGAGCACCAGCGGGTGCAGCAGGCGGTGCCATCAACGCAGCCTGACGTGCGGCTTCATCCATGTTGTTAGTCACTTTGTCCTGATCAAGATCCATTGCCTTGGCAATCTCACGGATGATGTAGGGCATCTTAGCGAATGGCATCAGAGCAGGGTTGCTAACGATCTGCAAGAACTGCATCAGTCGTTGTGAGCGCACTTCAGTAGCCATCAACGATTCTGTACCACGAGCATTGACTTCCAAGTCACCCTTAATCTCTGGGTCGAAATCAAACTGCATGTTGAAGCTGAAGAAGGCTTTACCGAGCGGAGCCAACAAGTAGTCATCAACGTTCTTAATCACTGTCTTGATGGAGCCACCAGCAGCGTTCATCAACATAGAGATGCCGGACGCTGTACGACCAACACCACTCACACCAGTTTGACCGTGAGCAAACGATGGCATACCTGTAGACTCATCAGCAAGCTGTCGAGCTTTGTCGAACAGCTGCAGGTTCTCTTGCGACACGTTAGGAAACTTAGTACCAAACAAGCTTTGACCGGGAGCGCCGCCTTGACGACGAAACACTTTGCCGGGATAGACAGACATGTCTTGACCGGGGACAAGGTTGGTTTCATCAACTTCAAAGACGAGGTTGCCTGATAGCACAGCGTTGTCCACAGCCATACGCATGAAGCCATTCATCAATGTCTGTGTGTCGTCCATGTTCTCTGCAATACCAACACCAGCCAAGCTGTATGGGTTGAGTTCGTATGGAACAGCGTAGTAGGGAATCTTTGCAGGCTTGAACGGATTCAGCACCAAGCGAATAATCTTACCGTTGCAATACCAGATGTTGGCTTGCAACTCATCACCGTCTTTGAAGTCTTCGGGGATGGTGACATCGTTCTCTTCCAACAATTCAACGTCAACGTTACCCCAGTACTCCAACACTTCAAAGCGATCAACGTCAAAGTTGGGAGCGTAGTCACGCAGATCATCTTCCCAATACTTCTTAACGTAGGTTTCACCTTGTTCAATGAGTTGGTCAATGACGTTCTTACGGAAGTGTGGACGGCGCTTCAGAGCACGAAGCTGTGTACGCGACATCTTGTGACGCTCAATGACATACTGGCAGTCTTCTGTGTTGTTTGCGTCTGGGTCCCAATAGAAGTTCCAGATGGAAACATGCGAAGCTTCTGGTACGGTTTTGATTGTTGGTTTGTATTCACCGTCTTCTGTCCAGTTGGGATATTCTTTATTGACAGCGAACGGACCTTTCATCACACCTGTACCGAACAGCGACATCTCGAAAGCTGTAGCGCGGAGATGCTTACTAGCACCGCTCTCGTCAAGCTGATCATGGATTTTCTTCTCCATCTTCTTAGCAGCCAGCATAGCGGGATAGAACGTCACAGACGTTGGTGTCTGACCCGGTCCCTTCTTCAAACCGGGAACATCTTTCAAGTCTTCTTTGAGACTACCCAGCATCTCTTCCAGCTTGTCCAAGTCGAAGTCTTTACCGATACCAGCAGCACCCTCTTCACCGAACGGAATAGCTGGAGGAGCACCACCAGCAGCATTCTGTGGGTCGAAATGGACAGAATCAGCTACACCTTCTGGCAAAACAGACGGGTCAACGCTGAGAGGGAACTTGTTGTTAGAAAACAACACATCAGTAATCTGACCATACGCAGCAAGCGTCTTAGTCTTCGTCACCTTCACAAATACACGGCTCTTCTCAGTCTCAGTGAACTTTACATCGGGACCATACAGGCCACGATAGTTGCGATAGGCACGGAGCCAACGATCTTCGTCAGTGCGGCGTGACTCTTCCGATTTGGTATAGCGTTTCTGAATGAAGCTGATCAGACTACCACCTTGGAAGTCGTCTTCATTCTTGGGAGCGTCATCAAGCGCTAGAGTTTTATCGTTAGAGGGTTTGTCAATGAGGGCCATAAGTGTTCCAGAGTATTAAGAAAGGTATAACATGTAGTTGATCAATAACCAAACACAGAGTCGGCTACAACTTTGCCAGTGTTTTGTGACATAGGGTCAAAGTCAAACAAGCCGCTACGTGGACGTGACATTACACCATAGCGCAAAGCGTCATAAGTGTGATCGTTGCTAACTTTGGTGTTAATATCTTCCAAGTTTGTCTTATCAATTGGTAAAGTTGGTAAGTCTGCAATGATTTGTACACAGTTGTTGAAGAACACCATGCGAGGCTGCTCTGTCATGGGGTCAACCTGCAGACGGCGGTGTATTTCGTTCTTGCCTGCAACACGACTACCAGCAGAACGGTCAGCAGGTCGCCAACGGCACCCCTTCATAATCATTCGTTCAGCAATAGAGGGTCCAGTGTCACCACGTTTATGCCAACATGAGCTATCCAGCACACCATAGCGAATCTTCTCACCGTCTTCAGCCTGCATAACCATCACAGCAAGGTCTTCTGCCAGCACTTTGCTGACATAAAGCTCACGATAGACCACCAAACTGTCATCAGGCGCTACAGCAAACCACAATACAGCGCTATAGCTGCCATATCCGTAGTCACAAGCCCTGAATCTAGGCCAGCTGCTGGGAATAGTGAAGGGTTCTACAACGTGAATGGCTCTGTTGAACTCAGAAAACGCTGCACCCTCTGCAATATCCCAGTTGCCTTCCAACAATTGCTTACGTTGGTGCTCTGGTAGGGACAACAACATGGTTTCGTAGTCACCAGACTCAGCCAAATAGGGATTGTCAGCCAGCTTAGCCGATATAAACTTGCGTTTGAACAGCGGTTGGCCTTCTTTACTGTGCCCTTTAGGGTAGACCAGTGTCTCTCCTGTCTCAACATCGGTGGCATAGAAGCTTTTACCGGGTGCTGCAGGCACAATGAACATCTTCCTAACCCATTGATGACCGGGACCACCGGGGTTGGTGGTGGCTCTCATGAACACAGGCAGGTCAGGCGCTGCTGTACGCAGACGAGAACGCATATAGTTGTACGCAAATGGGGTAGGCCACTGTGTTAGCTCGTCCCAAGCGATGTAGGAGAACGACAAACCTTGGTAACGCATGACATCTTCGTCGCGGTCAAGGTAGGACATCCACAACTTACCCCCGCTTGGATGCTGCCATTGCATCTTTCGCTCACTCCATTTGATACCGGGGTATATCTTTGGATACATCTCCTGCGATTTCCAAATGAGTTCTCGCAATTCCTCTGTAGTGTGACGAAGAATTAGTCCAGAGAATTGGGGATGGGCAATGTAGCGTAGCGGATCTGCAAGAATGGCATAGCTTTTACCGCCACCAGCAGCACCACCATACAACACTTCACGCTCTGAAGCGGCTAGGAAGTTGGTCTGAGGGCCGGGGTTGGGTCTGAAGATGACGTTGTCGCGTACAGGCTGAACAACTTCAATTAGTGGAGCCTGTGAAGTATCGTTTAAGTTCGACGTATCGATCACTATCGAAGAAGCTTCCGTCTTTGGTGCCGAGTCTTTCTTCGTACTCTTGCGCTTTCTTGAGGGCTTTTTCGTACCCATCGGCAAGCTTTCGATAAGTAGAGGATTTGCGTTTGTGGGACTGTTCATTCTTTATACGTTTCAATAGACCTACATGGCTTATCTCTCTACCTGTCACAGTGGTGAGCCATGCCGCCACCTGCCTAGAGCTATACTGCTTCAAATACTTCTTAGCTTTTTCAAGCGCATCAAGCTCAATTGCTACAGGTTGAAGCCAACCATCGTCTTCACTATCAACAACATATCCAAATGGAACAGTGCGAGACAGCCTTGGTATCTTAACATATTCATTCGTTGACGTAGGCTGTGGTAGTACGTAAGTACCTAAGCCGAAATCGAATGTGTCTACGGCACCTTGCTCAGCCATTAGTCTTCCTCACGTTCCTTTGCAGGCAACACCATAATACCACCAGTGCTTTCAACCTGCACCTTCTCTGTCTTCACCAAACCAGCACGGTCAAGCAAGTCCTTAGCAGCTGACATCTTCTCTTTCAAGCCAAGCTCTGTAGGATCGTCAATGGCATTGATCATGGCTACAGCAGCCTTTGGTGCTGCCATAGCAATGTAAAGCTGTGTAGCTTCAATGATCTCTTCTTTGAGATAGTTGGTGAGGCTTCGTCGGCTGTAGCCTTCAGAGAAACCTGCCATACGCATAGCTTGATTGATGTTGCCACCTGCATCGGCAAACAACACCTCAAGGAAGCGCTTATGTTGTTCTGTTAGTTCTTTAGCCATATTAGTTATTCATAGGATCAAAGTATTCTTCAACACTCACTGTAGCGTCCATAGACGATCCAGCCTCTGGTGTGATGACAATGTAGTCACCAGCACTCAAGGCAAGATAGCTACCGTCAAGCTTCAAATAGCCGTAAGCAGAAACGGTGTAGCCACCAACAATGTAGTATTGAGTGCCTAAGCTTTCATCGTGCCATTGGATAGACACTGTCTTGTTACCGCTTGTAGTGTTTGCCACAAACAACAACTCCACCCTAGCCGTGTGATTGGCTGGGCAGGTGTAGATTGTGTTGGCTGCACCAGCTGTTAGGTTCTTACCAACACTACGAACCTTAGCAGCTTTACCGTTTCCATTAGCCATTACTTCTTAGCCTTCACTTTAGCTTCAGACAATGCAATTGCTATAGCTTGTTTAGGCGACTTCACCACCTTACCACCTTTGCCGCTGTGCAGGGAGCCTTCTTTGAACTCACCCATCACTTTAGCAACTTTCTTGGTTTGCTTCTTAGTTTGCTTTGTAACAGCACCGCCTTTAGCAAACGACTTTGTGATGGACAAGTTAAGCTTCTTCTCCATCTTACCATCCATCATAGGTTGCCTAGATGCTGAAACACCAAAGGTGGTGTCACCCTTAGTGTAGGAAGCGTCAACACCAGTAATCTTCTTTTGTTTAAAAGTCTTCTCACCATCGGGTGTATCAACTTTCACCTTTGATGCCATACCACTGACACCAGCAGAAACACGATCACCTGAGTCTAGTTGTTTAGACACACCAACGCGACCACCACCACCAGCACCTTTAACACCATCAGTCTTGAAAGTGTTAGCGCCACCGGACATGCTAAACCTAGCACGGGTTTCTTCAATTTCTTTCTGGTCCATTACTTACCTTTCTTTGGTGTCTTCATTGGCTTACCAACACCAACCATAATGACAAGAGCGCCTTTGCCGCCTTTGCCTTCCTTAGCAAGACACTTACCAGCTGCTTTGCATTTGGCAGGAGTGGGGCAGACTTTGCAGGGCTTGAATGTTTTCTTTGTAGCCATATCATTTCCTTTTCTGTGCAGGTGGTACAGACGCACCACATCGAGCCATAACAACACCGCCTTTGGCGAGGTTGAGTTGCTTCTTAGCCTTGTCAACTTCTTCAGCACTAACCTTCTCACCAAGCTTCAACTGCTTCTTAGCAGCTTCAACTTTGTCTTCGCTCTTGTCTTTGCGACGAGTAAGACCACGCTCACGGTTGAGGAAGTCACGCAAGCTAAGACCAGACTCTTCCAACTCTTTCTTGCTAACAACACGTGCTTTGGGTTTAGCAATGCGCTTGGTGGCATCGTCAACAACAGCAGGAGGGAAGTCGTCTGGATAACCAAAACGAGCGTCACGTTCCTTCTTAGTCATTTTGCTGTAGGGATCTGAGCGATACTCTCGTGAATCAAAGCCTTCACTGTCCATGCCTTTATTGTTCTTCTCAACAAAGGCTTTGGCACGGGCACGTGTGTCGTCGTCAATGTTCTGGTTCTTAGCCATGATTACTTCTTCTTTCCAAACACATTGTGAGGCTTCATAGAAGCACCGATGCCTTTGTTGAACACCATACCGCCTTTAGCCATTTCTACATTGTCGTCTTTTTCTTTGGCTTCACGGCGCTCTTTGATGTTCTCACCAAGCTCTTTACCAACCAAAGCACCTACAGCAGCAACACCAGCAGCCTGCTTAGCTGTCTTCTTCACTTCTTCTTTAACACCAGCCTTGAACATCTTCTCACCAGCTTCACGCAGCTTTTGACGCTCAGCAACAGAACGAACAGTGGAGCCTTCATCAGATTCACGCTTCATCGAAACAAACTTGTTGCTGTCAAGATCACGGGCCTGTACAGCCAATGTCTTGTTACCGCCTTTGCTATCAGCAGCTTTGAACTTGCTGGTATCACGGTCTTGTTTAACATCAACCTTCTCAATTGCTGTTTTCTTACCAGACTCTTTAGCCATCTCACGATGGGCTTTGTTGGTAGCTTGCAACTCGGTCATGCCTTTGTCAATGAACTCTTCTTTCAGAGCTTCCTTGGCGGCACCACGCTTTGTATCTTTGAGGATGGCCTTGCTGACCACTTTAGAAAGAGCACCCATGTTTACTTCCCCTTAGCCTTCTTAGCGACACCACCCTTAGCCATCATAGGCTTCTTCTTAGCAGGAGCCTTGGCGACTGAACCACCCTTAGCCAGCTTCACACCAGCGCCCATAGCAGCTTTCTCTTCCAGCATGTTAGCTTGGTCGAGATATTGATTGCGCACATCTTGTGGCAAAGATTTGTCCTTAGCCATCTCACGCAGCTTAGCCACTTTAGCAGCATCTTTATTTGGGGCAGTAGTAGCCATGATAGTCTTTCTTTAAAAACGAGGCTGTGCCTCAACAATGTACGTGGTAGTTATAGCAGCTTTGCTACTTGTTCACCACTTTACTTTATCAGCCCAATAAGCAGCTGACATCTTACCCTTTGCAATGTTCTTGGCATGACGGGCTTTGAAGGCTTCGTTACGAGCACTACCGTCTGGAGAGCCTTGAACACCCTTCTGTCCAAACCTGATGAGCTTCACCGCATCACCGTCCTTAGCCAACACAGCATGACTCTTTGTCGGATGATCTGGCGTTGCTTTAGGCTTGTTGTAGCCACTGAACTCTTCACTGCCTCTTTTGATAGCCATATCAATATCTCCAGCTATTGCGCCTATCGCGCCACCCGTTAGCCCTCATCGCTTCTTCTACATTGTCTAACGGGAAATAAAAGCCTGTTTGCTTCTCAACAGAGGCTCTAACATAAAACACATCTGAATGGGGAACATAGACGTTGTCTAAGCTGCCTCTGTGTAGGGCTATATAGATCTTTGCAGCATAAGAGTATGGAGGACTATTTAGTAGCCCTTTAGCTTCTACTTGATCTCTAGTGAGCAACAGATGTTTTTGATCTAACAAAAAGTCTATCACTGATGGTTTGTGTTGTTTCATTGCTATGCACTATATAGGCTAGTTCAAGCTGTCTACTGTAGCGACATTGACTAGCTGAACTGTAGTATATCGCTAAAGCGCTAACAAAACAAACATAAGAAACAAATTGTTTGGCTATGTAGCTGATGTCTTCACAGTCGATTTTGCTATGTAGCTCTATAGAGCTATGTAACTATATAGGGTATGTAGGTATCTATCTATGTGGATAAAACAGATTTCTACATAGACTATATAGAAGCATCAGCACCCCTGCACCCCAATGTTATACCAATGCTAAAAATCTTGTCAAGCGATATATTTGCATGTGTTGTAAAACAACAACATTGTGTAGATATAAAGACTTCATTACAAGGAAGCAGAGAAGGCTGTGTTGCTTCATTGCACAGAAGCAGGGTCTTCACAGTCGATTTTCTGCAGCGGTAGAGGCTGTATTGCTAGAAAGGCTTTGGTGGTCCTGTAGGGGGTGGTGGCTACCTAGCCCTTGGTTGATGGCGTTAACGTCCTGTAGGGGCTGTGTAGGGCTTGTGTGGGGGCAATGGAGCTAGGGAGGTGGTGTAGATGGTGTTGTGGTTAACAGGCTAAAATAGCCCTTCTGTGGGCTTTAGAGTATACATATAGCGCCCCACCGGGGGGTGGCCCACGCCTGCCCCTAGCCTGCCCAGCCTAGCAACTAGAAAACAAAAGGCCTACAGTTGCAGTATAGGTGAGCAAAGCTAAGCGCTACAGTTTGACCTAATGATAAAAATCTTGAATAAAATCAAGCACTTAGCTAAGCTTTGCAACTGATCAAATATCGGTGATTCATTGTTAGACTGTAGCCAAATGAGAATGATTCTCAACTAGAATGAGCATAAGATAATCGGCGTATATAACAAAGGGTTATATAGAAAACACAGCAACACAGCCCGATACAGCAACACAGCAAAGCAACACAGCCCGATACAGCAACACAGCCCGATACAGCACAGCAAAGCAACACAGCACAGCAACACCCCTACAGCACAGCGACACAGCACAGCAAAGCAACACAGCAACACATCCCGATACAGCACAGCACAGACAACACCCCTATACTGCAAAGCCCGATAAAGCTTAGAAACAAAAGCACTACATCACCCTCTTTGCTTTACAAAACTTTACCGGGCATACAGTGGTTTTGCTATTTACATACAGTGGTTTCATGTGATAACCTAGCGACTCCCGCAACAACTTAATCATCCTGAAGGATACAAACATGAAAAAGCTCACAACAAAACAGCTAGACAAATGGATTCGTTCATTGCCAGAAACAACACCCGTTTGGGCTACCATGTGCGCCGCTGATACTACATTTCAGCAAGCAAAGGCTATTGACGAAAAAAGAAACGCAAGCCGCAAAGCCGCCGTAAAGCTTTATAACGACTTGGAGCGTTTAGACCCCATTCTTTGTGCAAATGCTGAATCAGATGCATGCGAAAATATGCGCCCTGAATTAAACGACAATGACTTGCTAGGTTATTGGGATCATTTTTATAACCATTTAGCAAATGCCGCCGCCGTTCATTGGGAAAGTGCTGGTAGAGACTTAAACAATGAATTAGGATATGCCGCTTACTAATCAACCCCTTCAACTCGTACCAAAGGTAAACATCATGAAAATTAAGACCTTTTCCAATACCGCATACACTTTCAAAGCCTTGCAAGACTTTGCCGTCATTGTGCAAACCGGCACACGTTTCGAAACCCTCAAAGCTTTGCACGCCCTCAAAGCTTTGCCATTGTTTAAGGGCAAAAAAGGATGGCAAGCTAATTTTGCAAAGCTTGAGCAAGTCATTACATCGATGCAACCCGCCTATAGTGTCTTTGCCTTGAACGGCAATAGCAAATTGCCTTTTGTGTCCTTTTCAAGCTTGCCCGGTGTCACTTGCCCCGGTGCAGGCGCTTGCCTTGATTTTTGTTATTCGTTTCGTGCATGGCGCTATCCGGCGGCATTTATGCGGCAGTGCCAGAATGCATTCTTGCTTCGCCATAATCAACCCGCCATTGTGCAAGCTTTGCAAGCGGCCAATGACACATTCAAGGGCGCATCCTATGATGTAAGGCTTTATGTTGACGGGGACTTTTCAAGCGCTGAGGATGTGTCCTTTTGGTTTGACACAATCAAAGCTTTTCCACTTGCTAACGTGTACGGATATTCCAAAAGCTTTGACGCTATCCTTGCATATCGTGCAAGCTATCCAAGCAATTACATTTTGAACATCTCAGGTGGACACAATGCAAGCTTTGAAACCATCGAAAAGGTCAAAGCTTTGCCGATAACCCGTGGTGAATTTATAGCCGTATCCATTGGTAAAAAGGTCAAAAGCAATGATCACGGCACTGCAGAGACAAATAAGGCTTTACGTGAAGCATTCAAAATTAAGGCTTTTCCTTGCCCCGGTACTTGCGGCACTTGCACCGGAAAAGGGCATGCATGCGGCATGCAAGCCTTAAAAGGTGTCCCCATCATTATCGCAATGCACTAAGCAAAGCATAGACTGTAGAGGGTTGCAAAACCCTCTATGGCCTAGACTTTCCTAGGGTTTCAAAGGGTCAACAATGACACAAAAGAACATCGAATACTATTTTTATGAATGCATGCTATCAGTTGAACAAATAGCAGAGAAAACGGGCTTACCCGTTGACACAATCAAGGCTTTACTGATCAAGCCTGCAGTGTATATCCCCGAATATCAAGGGCGAAATCGTCAACAATATAAACCTTTTTAATTGGAGAAAAAACATGCTACTAATTGTCTCATTTGTTAGCTTTGCATTGGCCCTTTACATGATGCAAAAGGAAATCTTGCAAAGCTTTTGTAAACTATTCGGTTACACCGTCATAGGCGTAGGCTTTAAAAAGAAACACTATAGTCTTACACGTGCGGATGCGCTGGAATGGCTGGCTTGCTATGATCATGCGCTGATGTACAAAGGGCGAAAGCTTTACAGTGAAAGGCGCACGTTGAAGGCTTGAATGTTCCGTGAAGGGTTGTTGTTTTTACGCAACAACCCTTTGCAGAGCAGTCGCAAACGAAAGTATTAGAATAGCCATTGGGTTGGGTTGACTTTCAGAGGGACAGTTTAGGGGCGGGGGCGCTTGCATGTTGCAAATCTACCACACCGACAAAATAGTTGTTGACTTTATTTGTTCATTGATCAAATAATAGCGTCAACAACAAACAAAAGCCCTTCATCGCAGGGGCAGGGTCGCAAGACTTAGGTTCTTTAACAATTGTTTTTCAGTGTCGGGCGCAGTGTGAATGCGTCTATTGGCTGACGTTATCGTGCAAGCGTCAATTGTGCGGGTGCTCTAGCATATGGCACTGAAAATATGCAGACGTTCTCACTGTGGCATCGGGGTCGGTGCTATACAGTGGGTTTCGGACAATGTTGTTATCGTGACAGCATTGTTTTAAACCTCTCCTCAAAGGAAACAAAATGATTGACTTCACACCTGCTCAAGAAAAAGCCTTGTTGATTTGGGCCAACGAAAAACTATTGGATATTCTTGATGGCGCACATTATGACGGTGACGATTGGTTCACTGTTGATGAATCCATTCCTGAGTTGGCAGGAAAGATTGACATCAACATCTACGATGAAGAAAACATTGAAGGTGATGTAATCATCCGCTGTGTTGCTTATGAGATCGAGCAACTGCCTAATGGTTTAGGCAATACAAAATGCGATGTGTGGCACAAGGTATTCTGAGGAAATAAAACATGATCGGCATCAACGTAAGAAACGCTGATGTTGCCTTTGCTGATCTCATTGTTGACGGTGTTAAAACCATCGAAACAAGGGACAGCAAAAGCTTACATCCCTACATTGGCAAGACAGTGGCGATTGTGCGTACAGGGCAGGGCAAAGCCTGTGCCATTGGTCAAGTTACTATTGTGGCAGTGTCATTGGTGGAAAGCCCATCAGAATTTGATGTTGCATACAAACAACATCTTGTTGCAAAGGGCAGTGCCTTCTACATCAAAGATGCAAAATACATGTATCATCTGACCGATGCAGTAAGGTATGAAACACCAAAGCCTGTTGGTTTCGGTATCGTATCTCGCAAAGTTTTATAACCATTCCTGAAAGGAAACAAAACCATGCAGTGGAATCTCGAAAACCTCAAAGTGTCAGCACGTTATCTCGGTGACTTCCCTGTGCAGGGCATCGTCACATTGTCCCGTGTTAAATACGGTGGTGGTGTGTCACATCACATCAAACTAGACCTGCCTCTGGTGGTGTACGGTGCAGTTAGAGACACCGTCATTGTCGAGCATGCCGACATCTATTCTGTGTCATCTTCCTGAAAGGAACCAAAATGTTAACAGTTGAAAACTTCAACGTCCGCATCGTCAACACAGGCGACACCTATGGTCTTAATGACTGCTTAGTCAATAACGGTTCAAAGCTTGTCGAGTTTTATGACAAGCGCTACTTGCATGACAGTTGGATGGGGCGTGGACAGTTTGTGTCACGCTACTATCTGTCAACGCTGATCAGCGACACCTACCCCAATGGGCTGTGTCTTGACGGTGGAGTGGCTGAATGGGTTGTGTCTGCCGATGGCATGGCACAGGTGTTGGCTTACATCAAAGCCAATTGACAGCACCCTGTGATGGTCTTATGAGGGCCATCACGGATGCGCTGTTGCATCTTATTCTCAAAGGAAACAAAATGGGCTTAGACATGTACGCATTCGCTGTCCCTGCTGAATGGGCAGGTGACACCAGCACAGACTACACACCTGATGCTGACAGGAAAACAACAGAGCTATTCTACTGGCGCAAATTCAATGCCCTTCACGGGTGGATGGAGCGGCTCTATCGCACCAAAGGCGGCTCCAAAGCAAGCTTCAATTGCACCACAGTGCGACTAACCAACGAAGACCTAGACAGGCTTGAGCGTGAAGCAAGCACGTTGCAACCCGTTGCTGGCTTCTTCTTCGGTGAGCAAACCATCTACCCCGAAGACCTCGAAAGCGTCACAACCTTCATTGCTAAAGCAAGACAGGCACTGGCTGATGGTAACGCTGTGTACTACGATAGCTGGTGGTGACTATGAAAACATACACTGTAACAATTGTACGGTCTAGCTTTGTCACCATCACTGTTGATGCCAACAGTAAAGACGAAGCCGAGGCACTGGCTTGGGACGAACAAGACCGTATGCAGTATGAATGGATTCCCTCTGATGAGTGGGAGACATACAGCGTTGATCAAACATTTGCAAGGGAAGAAGCATGAGCAAGACATTCACCATCACAATGTACAGCGACCCCGGTCATGGCTGGGGCAAGGTCAAGCGAGAGGTGCTAGTCAACCTCGGCATTGCCGACAAGATCAGCCGCTACAGCTACCAACGTGGCGACTATGCCTACTTGGAAGAAGACTGTGACCTGACCACCCTGTGCATGGCACTGAACGAACGAGACACCCGTGTCAAGTTTGTTGAGAAGCGTAGCAATCGTGACAGCAAAATCAGATCTTATGAAAGGTATGAGTATGGCTTCACAAACATGGCCGTTTCCGGCATGGCCTAACCCACTCGACACAGGACGGAAACGTCCACCATTCAACCCCAACAACCACGAGGATGCACCGCTATGAACACCATCAACATCACCATTCAGGGCGATGACCCTGAGACAATCACTCTGTCGCTTGACGAAGTGCAAGTGTGTAACCTATACACCAACAACAAGGCACAGGTTAGCCGCATCGCTGAGCTTGAAAAGAAACTGAAGAACACTGAAGACTCTCTGAAGTATGCATCAGATGCCCGTGAAGAGTACAAGAGAGAACTTGACCATGCCAATGTGTTGCTAACCTCACTTGGTGTGCAAGAGAAAGACAACCACGAGACAGACTACTACCGCAAGGTGTTGCCTGTATCTATTCGTATTGCTTTGTACATTGCAAAGGTGACAATGTGATATGAACCTCACCAGACACATCCCCATCACCGTCTTCCTAGCTGCTCTGCTGCTCAGCACAGCCTCTTGTGAGCATCAACCAGTGCCATCCCCTGCAGTGGCTTCAGAGTGGTGCTGCATGATGAAGAACATCTATCACGAAGCACGTGGTGAGGGTGTGGCTGGCATGCAAGCTGTTGCTGCTGTGACACTGAACAGGGCAGCACAGGCCAACACCAGTGTCTGTGATGTGGTGTATGCTCGTAAGCAATTTAGCTGGGCCAACACAGCGAAGGGGCGTAACAAACCCATCAAGGGTGACACAGCTATGGTGTATGCTGTTGTGGCACAGGCTATGTCAGGCACTATGCTTGACATCACAGGTGGTGCAACCCACTACCATACGAAGGCAGTGAAACCAGCATGGCGCAAGCAACTGAAGACATTGCTGACAATTAACAACCACATTTTCTATAGGAAAAACTAACATGAACGACACAACTTTGCATGAAACGTCAATGACCCCTGCTAAGGAAACACGTAGCCGAGGCCGTCCCTCATTTGCTGAGAAGGCTGAACCAACCCTGCGTGATACGTTCTCGCTGGAGATAATTAAGGGTGTGCTTGCCAGCGGTGTGTCTGTGTCAGATCCGCTAGAGCTTAGCCGCTATGCATACAAACTTGCTGATGCATTGGTGAAGGTGCGTGATGAATAATTCTGTACCGTACACAATAGGTAGGCTTCATGGGTTTCGTAACCAACCAGCGTCAAGGATGTTTATGACCGACACAAGCTGGGAAGCACAGCAATACAGACAGGGTTACATCGATGGTGGTGTGGCGCTACAAAACGATATAGACCGTGAAAAAACGTTAGGAAAACAAACATGTTGAGTGAAATTGATATAGCAGACTTCGATGTACTGCCCGTCCGTGAGTTGTACAAGGTGAAGCCTCGCAGCTTTATCAAGCTACCGTGGATGGACGGTACAGGTGTTGACGAGGTGGTGTTCTTTGATCACATCGATGGTATGTACAGTTATTGCCTGAACATGAACAACGAAGTGATACACCTGCAAGCATGGGCCGAGGTTGCACCGCTTGTGAAGAAAGCAAAGCCCGACTAATTTGTAGGGTTTTCTGGATGGTTTATTTGACAAGCCATCTGGAAAGCCTTTACACTGAAGGCCCAACTCGGCAGCAATGCCAAACCCCAGCCGCAAGGCAAACCTACTTAGGAAACAATCATGGCAAATCACGTCATCTTCTCCCGCAACATTGACAACTCCGCTCTGACACTTGAGCAGATCCAACACCGTGCCCCTGCTGCGTTCAGCACTACCAAGTCTGACCGTTTGACAGACCGTTACGTATCCCTCAACACAAGCGATGTGCTGCCCATCATGGCAGACTATGGCTACCTCCCAACACAGGCTGCACAGAAACGTAGCCGCACTGCCAACTCTGAACACGCTGCTCACATGCTGGCATTCAGCCGCACCACTGACATCGTAGAAGCTGGTGACATCCGTCCTGAAATCATCATGTACAACTCTCACGATGGTACAGGCTCAGTGAAGCTGTTTGCTGGTGCATTCCGTTTCATCTGCAGCAATGGCATCGTTGCTGGTGATGGCTTCCAGTCTCGCATCTATCACAGCAAAGCATTGAACGGATTTGAAGAGATGCTGCGCAACACAGTGGCTACATTGCCTGAGTTGATGGGCCGCATTGACAGGATGCGTGGTGTGTCGTTGTCCACTGGTGATGTACATGACATGGCTATTGCTGGTGTTGCTACCCGTTGGGCAGACTACACAGGGCAAGAGCGTGGTGCTTATGCTGTGGCACAGACGGTCAAGGACGTGATGAATGTACGCCGTAACGGTGACGAAGGCTACGATGCTTGGACTGTGTTCAACCGTATCCAAGAAGGTGTCATCCGTGGCAATGCAATGATTCGCTCCATCACTGAGACACATCCCGAAGGTGTAATGCGTAAGGCTCGACCTGTTAATTCCATCAAGGAAGCTGTGCGTATCAACAGCCAACTGTGGAACATTGCTGATGAATTCGTGACAGCGTAAACGCTGATGGCCTTAACCGCTATGGGGTTTTTCAGTTAGACAATCGGTGACAGCACGGAGAGACGTGCAACAACCAACACAGCCTATGCTAACCCTTGAAGAGAAGATCACCATGTCCTTGTACATCATCACTCTGTTACTCATCATTTTCATATGACAGTTAGACTAACCAAGGACGGCACAGCCATCGTCGACACCGAATACTATTGGCAACCAATGGAGACATGCCCAAGGTCTGCGAAGGTGCAGCTACTCAGTGTGCATGGTGTTGCTGTGTACGGTGAGTATCATGGTAAGGAAACATTCTGGGTAGGGTGGGCACCTCTGCCTAAGAAACGAAAGAGTGAAACCAATGACCAATAATGTAATACCGTTCAAAGAAACCATCCCGAAGTGTAGCTTCTGTGGCACACCCGAGACAGACGCTAAGCACTTCTTCTCAAGCGGTACAGGCAAGCACATCTGTGGTGTCTGTGTTGCTCATTGTAAACAACGTATGCAATCTGTACAGAATGAGGAACAGAAATGAGAACAACTATTGAGATGGCCCGTGAAGCTGCGGGTGACGACTGGGGATTGTTTCAGGAGTACATGCCTGAGATACACAGACTAGCCGAGCTTGTCCGTGCTGACGAGCGTGAGCGAATCTACTTTCAGAATTCAAGCGATTTTGTGAAAGCCGCTATTGCTGACGAGCGTGAGGCGTGTGCAAAGGTGTGTGATGACGGTTACGACACGTTCTTTGCGAACAATGGTGTTGAACACAACCGCAGGCGGTATGACCAGCAAGCTGTTGAAAGAGCAATTCGATTTGGCGTGGAATTTGTAACTGCTGACTGCGCCGCCGCCATCCGAGCAAGGGGGAACACATGAAGACCGTAATTGAAATGGCGCGGGAGGCTGGGTTGGTAGGTGGGCCGGTATATGCGCGAGGACTTGAACGCTTTGCCGAGCTTGTCCGTGCTGACGAGCGTGAGGCGTGTGCAGCGATGATTGACGCACACTGGCGCGACAAGTGGACGGACGAACAAATTTCCGAAGCCATCCGAGCAAGGAGCAACACATGAAAAAGTTCAGCAGCGACTACATCGCCGTTGGTGTCTCAAGTTACGAGGAGGGGTTGGGCCAAGGGGTGGTCGTCCACATTGGCAGCATGGGGCACTTTGTTCTCAACGAGAACTTGGCCCGTAAATTGGCTGACGACATTTTGCGCAACGCCAATTACCTCTGGCCCGTAAACGAAGAAACGCAGGAGAACACATGAGCAAAGAAGCAATGAAGCTGGCGCTGGAGGCGTTGGAAAACAGCGGTGATCTGGTGTCCCATGAGGCGCGTAACGCTGAAGAACTGTATGGGAAGTACCCATCAAGGCTTGCGCGGATTCAAGGTCTTGTGGCTTTTGAAGTGGCGCATGAAAAAGCTATCACCGCCCTGCGAGAAGCACTGGCAGAGCAGCCAGCACAGCAGGAGCCTGTGGCGACTTTGTTTGGCAGCCTCCCCGTGTATGACACATCCCCACCAGCACAGCGCACATGGGTTGGGCTGAGTGACTTGGATATGGATGTACTTGAAAATGAATACATGAAATCTGCACAAACAGCGCATGAGTTTTTGAGGGCCATTGAAGCCAAACTCAAGGAGAAGAACACATGAGCAAACTATGTGACGAGTGCGAAACCGTGGCGCACTGCATGAAGCACGGCTGCATCCCGAAGCAGCAAGCCCTCGACAAGAAGGCAGATAACGCCCGTGAGTTGGGGCTGGACTATGAGCCATGTACCTACACATTCAAGCAGCCATCGGAATTACCAATCACCCTACTTGAAATGAAGCCCAACTACAACATCACCTTCCACCGTGATGGCAAACAAGTTGGTGAGCTGAATTTCAATGGGCCAGAGATGACGTTTACTGGTGATGCAGACGAGAGCGCCAAGCTATTCTTTGACTTCATTGCCAACGCTTTTAGGGCAAGGCTGGAGCAGGAGAGGGCTGACGAGCGTGAGCTGCTGAGCGCACGGATCAAAGAGCTTGAGCACCAAGCCGCCAGATATAAGGTGCTGCGAACATGGGACTTAGGTGGCTACGACCACGGCCTGTACTCGCCAGAAGAAGTTGACAAGGCAGTTGATGATTGCATTAAGGACAACACATGAAGACCGACAAAAAAGAATACACGATTGACTTTGACACAAGCGGTGGCTCGTCAGTCCTTGGGCGGCTTGTCAGACTGTTCATGTTCCCGATTGTTTGGGTTCTTACCGGGAAAGCAAAGCTATGAAACTAGCACGTTACATGCAACACGTTGACCGCAACGGCGTAGTCTCTTACAAGTATGCACCACCATCTGATGCTGTTGAAGCTGGTGTCGTCAAGCGCAAAGCATTGGGCACCAACCTTGTCGATGCCATCAACTATTGCAACGAACAGAACGATGTGCTTGATGAGTGGCGCAAGGAACATCGCTACCTGAAACACCTCACCACCAAGAGCACAGTGTTGGATCTGGTCAAGAGCTACATCAACTCCATCGACTACAGCAAGCTGTCAAGCAAGAGCAAGGAAGACTATGTCTACTACCTCAAGCGCTGGGCAGGTGACAAAGCAACACACACTACACTGTATGCCAGCAGGCTGCAAGACCTGACAACACCATCTATGCAGCGCATCTATGACCTGCATGCTGCACACAGCATTAGCTTGGCTAGTCATGTGCTGGCTGTGTACAGGTTGCTGTTTAGCTATGCCATCCGCAACGGCTTCACCACCTTCAACCCCTTCACTGCTGTGAAGAAACAAACAAGCAAGCCAAGGCGTGTGACATGGGAGCGTGAACACATCAAAGCTTTCATGACTGTAGCGTTCAGCAAGTTTGAGACACGCAGCTTAGCACTGTTGATTTATACAGCCTATTGTGCAGCACAGCGCTTAGGTGACATGCGTCTGCTGACATGGGATAGCTATGATGTTGAGACAGGTACGTTGTCGTTGACACAGAGTAAGCGCAGGGCAAGGGTATCTATCCCGCTACCCAAAGACCTGCAGCAAATGTTGAAGCAACAGTATGATGAGTTGGGATGGCAGAAGTATGTGTTCCCTACGACACGATCTGTTGCTGGCATACTACAGCCATACAGTTTGCAAGGACTGGCAAAGGCTGGCAGAGCTATAATGCAAGACGCTCAACTGCCTGATGAGCTACAGCTTATGGACCTACGCCGCACTGCAGTGACTGAGATGGTGATGGCTGGTGTAGCAACCACTAACATCATGTCATTGACAGGTCATGCAACACCATCAAGTCTGACACCGTACATCAGACACACACTCAAGTCTGCGACAGTGGCTCAGGACATGAGAGACATGCAACCAATGTTTAACTAAGGAAGAAGATAATGACCGACACCGACTATATACATGTTGATCCACCACCACTCTTTTTAATAACGAAGCAGCAGTTTACGTTTGAGATTGTTGAGCCGCATGCGAATCGAACTATGTCTGACTTCACACTGTGGGACATCTTAGACAACGCATTGAAAGACTACGCTAAGCGTAACAACATGTGCGTTGGTTTCACTCGTTTAGAAATTTTGAAGGACAAAGAAATATGAACAGCGTCAAACTCGTATGGGGCACACCCGACACAGACAATCACTTGGCATACATTGCCCGAGTCAGCAACCCCAACAACCAAGACAACCCAAGCAAGGAAGGGTTGTTCAAGTACATGATGCGTGAAGGTCATGTCAGTCCTTTTGAGATGGCACATGCCTGTCTTGAAATCAATGTGACCCGTGACATTGGTCGTCAGATCTTGCGTCATCGCAGCTTCAGCTTTCAAGAGTTCTCACAGCGTTATGCTGATGTGTCTGTGCTGGGTGAGTTCGCTGTTCGTGAATGCCGAATGCAAGACAGCAAGAACAGACAGAACAGTTTGCCTACAAATGATACTGACCTTGACATCTGGTGGGCTGCAGCACAGGGACGCATGATCAATGAAGCTGAGTATCTGTATAGCGAAGCATTGAAACGTGGTGTTGCTAAAGAACAGGCTCGTGCTCTGTTGCCTGAAGGCTTGACCATGTCTCGCATGTACATGGTGGGTAGTTATCGTAGCTGGATTCATTACCTGAACAGTCGTCTGCATCTGACAACACAGAAGGAACATCGTGAGATTGCACAGATGGTGTTGGATGTGTTGCGTACTACAGCACCGCTGACAATGGAAGTGTTCTTTCCAAAGGAGTTGTCATGACCTGCACCTGCCCTCCAACAAGCCCGTTCCTGTGGGCACAACATCCACGTCCTTCCATCTTCGCTGACGACCCAGTCTTCAAAGCGAAGCAGTCTTCTAAGACAGGCTCACAGCTGGCAACAGAGGTGGTGGAGCGTAAGCGTAAGGACAACGTCAACTATGGCACCATCTATGGCAGCGCTCGTGAACGTGAGGATGCCATCATCCGTAGCAAACTGATGCACATATACAGCAAGGCAGGTACGAAATGAAAGTGTTTCTCGGACCCTATCAAGACGATGGCACCCCTCGACAAGAGGATGTATTCATTGACAAGTGGGATAGCTGGAATGCTGACCACACCATAGCCCTCATTGCTGCACCGCTGCTTCAACAACTGAAGCTGACCAAGCATGGCTCAGGTATGGTGGATGACGAGGACGTACCTGAAGAGTTGCGTAGCACGTCAGCACCCCCTGTTGAGAATGAATGGGACACTGATGCTAACCTGCACAAGCGTTGGGATTGGGTCTTGGACGAGATGATATGGGCGTTGACAGAGCATGCTGAAGGCACAGGCGATGACAAGTTCTTTGATCACAGTGAAGTGAATGAAGAAGCTGACTTGTTTGAGCAGGTGTCACAGATTAAGTGTGACCACGAAGGCTTGGATGCTTACAACGCACGTAAGCAGCGAGGCTTTGAGTTGTTCGGTAAATATTTTCAGAACTTGTGGGACTGACAATGAACATTGAACAAGTCATCGTAGCCCTTACAGGTATAGGCTACCTCATCGTCGGCGTTCTTCAATGGTCCAAGGGCGAACTAAGCAACGGTATGATCTGGACAGGCTATGCGTTTGCTCAGGTTGGGTTGTGGCTTAACATCAAATAACTATGGCATTCATTCGCACACACATAAGCTGTGAACATTGCGGCAGTAGTGATGGTGCATCGCTCAACGACGACCACTCCACCTACTGCTTCGTGTGTAGCACACACACACCCTCTTCCGAAAACATAACCATCATCAAGGAAACAAAAGTGATTGAACCAATTGCAGACATGAGCTTTGTCAAAGCTTTCAACAACGGCAACTCTGTCTCAGTGAGTGAGCGCCGCATCACCAAGAGTACGATGGAGAAGTATGGTGTTGTTCGTGAGAGCGGCAACTTCTACTTCCCCTACTACGACAAGGACAGTCAGCTTGTTGCAGCTAAGGTTAGACCTGTAGCGGATAAGAAGTTCTCCACTGTAGGTAAGTGGACAACAGGTACATTGTTTGGGCAGAACCTGTACCCATCCGGTGGTAAGTACATCACCATCACTGAAGGTGAGTTCGATGCACTGGCTGCATTCCAGATGACAGGTAGTAAGTGGCCTGTGGTGTCTGTGCGTAACGGTGCTGGCTCTGCGTTGAAGGATTGCAAGGCGCAGTACGAATATCTGAACAGCTTTGAAACCATCGTTGTCAACTTTGACGGTGATGAACCGGGCAGGAAAGCTGCTAAAGAAGTTGCTGAGTTGTTCGGTAACAAGTGCAAGTTGTTCAAGCCTCTGCCCGATCTGAAGGATGCATGTGACTGGCTTAGCGAGAGCAAAGAAGCACAGTATGTTAGTCGTTGGTGGGCCAGCGAACCCTTTGTACCAGATGGTATTGTCTCTGGCAGCACATTGTGGGATATGGTTAGTGAACCTGTAGCAAAGGCTGACTGCCTCTACCCTTGGAACGGTTTGAATAACTTGAGTGGTGGTATTCGTAAAGGGGAACTTGTCACGGTCACTGCTGGTTCGGGCTTAGGTAAGTCACAGGTGTTGCGAGAATTAGCATGGCACTTGATCAAGAACACCGATGCTAATTTGGGCATGATGTTTCTTGAAGAGAGCGTCCGTAAGACAGCATTGTCAATGATGTCAATGGCAGCTAATACACCATTGCATCTACCAGAAACTGTCATAAGTGATGACGATAGAAAAGCTGCGTTTGAAAGTACGCTTGGTACTGGTCGCATCTATCTCTTCGACCACTTCGGATCAACGAGCATTGAGAACATTGTCAACCGTGTACGTTACCTTGCCAAAGGTATGTCGTGTCAGTATGTTTTCCTTGACCACTTGTCGATTATTATTTCCAGTCAGGAAAGTGGCGATGAGCGTAAAGCTTTGGATGAAGTCATGACTAAGCTGCGAATGCTTGTTCAGGAAACCAACATTGCTTTGATACTGGTCAGTCATTTGAAACGACCAAGCGATAAGGGTCATGAGGAAGGTGCAGTGACATCCCTTGCCCAACTCAGGGGGTCTGCTTCGATTGCACAGCTTAGTGATATGGTTATCGGTCTTGAACGGAACGGTCAGGCTGAAGACAAGATTGAACGCAACACCACCCGTGTGCGTGTGCTCAAGAATCGTTGGAGTGGTGAGACTGGCCCAGCCTGTAACCTGCTGTACAACAAAGAGACTGGTCGCATGTTTGAAATCGAAGATGAACCAGAGGGTGATGTACTGTAAAATAGATTTTGCTTTTTAGATTCTTCAGTGGTATACCTTCTGTACTTAACAGGAGTTTCTATGAGAACTAAAGAGCAAGCTAGACAGTACAACCAAACATACTACGCGAAGAACAAAGAAAAACTTAAACAGAATAGTGTCAACTACTACGCTGAAAATAAAGAGAAAGTTTTAGTTGTTGTTCGTGAGTATCGTGATGAGAACAGAGAACTTATCCGTGAGAAAGGTAAGGATTACTACCGAAGTCATCTAAAGAATCGTCTGGTGAATGCCGCACGAGCTAGGTCTAAGAAGTCAGGTGTAGAATTTGATTTGACATCAGACGACTTTGAAATACCAGATACCTGCCCGTTACTTGGTATCCCTCTGTACGTTGCGGAAGGAAAAAAGACTGTGAAATATAATTCAGCTAGTCTTGATCGTATAGATTCATCCAAAGGTTATACGAAAGATAACGTCTGGATCATCTCTTTCAAGGCTAACACGATGAAAAGCAATTCAACACTTGACGAGTTTCTTTTGATGGCTGAGAATTGGAAACGCTTGAAAGGAGATGTACTATGAAGACAGTCAAGTTGTTAGTTGAGTTGACCTATGACAATGACATGCTGCATGAAGACGATGCTGATGGTATTGCTTGGTTCAATGATGAAGTCTTAGGTGGTGAGGTAGTTGCATGGTCTAACGAGATAGGCGACGAGCTAGGTTTCATCAAAGTATTGGAGATACTGTGAGCGATGTAGAACGTTATTGGGAGGCCATACGAAAGCGATGGCCCCACCCTACACCAAGCTATCAACAGCTTGACCCAATGGAACAGATGATGTTGGTGCAGAGTGTCAACATCTTGTTGCAAATCTTAAACAACAGGAGAACGTGATGAAAACCTACAAAGAACTTGAGCGTGAAGCTTACATGGCAGGCAACACAGAACTGGCAAAGCTCTATGCTGAGTTAATCGATACCAAATACTACCTTGACAGTCGAGGTTGCGAATGCGAGGACTATGACAATGAGTGACGGCGGCAAAGGGTCTACACAGCGACCACGTTCTGTAGCTGATGAAGAATGGGCCAACCGATGGGATGCCATCTTCGGCAAGGACAAACCTGAACAAACAAAGGACAACGATGACGACAACATGGATAAACCGTTGCCTGATCGAAGGTGATCACTTAGCAGTCTGCACCACCGAGGCAGACTACTATCGCACATTGAGATATTTGAAGATACCTATTGCAGATTGGGACAGGTGGTTGATGCAGGACGCACTAGCCACCACGCACTACTTCACCACACCGAAGGGAAGCAGAGTCACCATAGTCTGCATACCTGTGAAGCCTGAGACAGATGGTATAGACGTTGCAACATTGTTAGTACACGAAGCTGTGCATGTGGTGCAGGAATACTTCAGGTATATCTGCGAAGACAATCCCGGTAGTGAGATAGAGGCGTATGCTATTCAGAACGTGAGTGCTTTACTGATGAGAGCCTACCGTGATAAACTGTTCCCGAAACCAAAGAAGGAAAAGAGAGATGGACTACCTGTGGGACATAGAGACATACAAGACAGCGTTCACATTCTCAGCGATCAGTGCTGATGAGTCGCATGCTGTAGCGTTTGAATGCTCCACCAGAAAGAACGAAGCCCCTGCATTGTTCAGCTTCCTCGACGAGTTGAAGAAGAAGAAACACAGGATGGTGGGGTACAACAACATAGGCTTTGACTACCCTGTGCTGCACGACTTGTTGTCTGTACGAGACAAGGCAGTGACAGTATCAGGTAAGGCTGTGGCTACACGTGCGTACAAGAAAGCACAGAGCATCATCGGTAGTGACGACAGGTTTGGTCACCTCATCCGTGACAACCAACAGTATGTACAGCAAGTTGACCTGTTCAAGATCATGCACTTCGACAATCCCGCAAGGGCTACATCGTTGAAGGCGCTTGAGTTCAACATGAAAGCTGACAGCATCGTTGACCTGCCATACGATCCTCACTCTGACTTGACTGATGACCAGATCGATGTGTTGTTAAAATACAACATGCACGATGTGAAGATGACGCTGCAGTTCTACAAAGAATGCTTGTCACAGATTACATTTCGTGAAGAGTTGTCTACAAAGTATGGTCGCAACTTCCTCAACCACAACGATACGAAGATCGGCAAAGACTACTTCATCATGCGTCTTGAAGAAGACATGCCCGGTAGTTGCTATCGTGTTGGTAAGAAGGGTGAGCGTCATCTCAACCAGACTAAGCGTGATGTCATTCACATCAAAGATTGTTTGTTCAGCTACTACGACTTCAAGCGTCCTGAGTTTCAGCTTGTGCTCGATTGGTTTGCTGCACAGTCTTTGACAGAAACAAAGGGCGCGTTGTCTGACATTGAAGAGAGCGACCTTGGTGACCTAGCAGCCTATGCTGAGATGGTGACGAAGCGTCAGAAGTGGTTTAACAAACCAAGCGATGATGTTGTTGCTGGCTTCAAAGCTTTGCATCCAATGGGTTGGGTGTCAGAGGAAGAGTTGAAGGCTAAGAAGAAGGGTGAGAAACAATACAGCTATTGGAAGAACTGGAAAGTTGCTACCAACTTGAACGTTGTCATCGGTGGCTTTCGTTTCGACTTCGGCACTGGTGGTATTCACGGATCTGTTGAGTCACAGATTGTTAGCGAAGATGACAAGTACATGATTGTTGACGCTGACGTTGCATCCATGTATCCCAACATCGCCATTGCCAATCGTGTCTACCCTGAGCACTTGTCTGAGAAGTTCTGTGACATCTACCAAGATGTGTACGAGCAGCGTAAGAGCTACCCCAAGGGAAGCGCTGAGAACGCCATGCTGAAGCTTGCATTGAACGGTGTGTACGGGGATAGCAACAACAAGTACAGCCCCTTCTATGACCCGCAATACACGATGACAATCACCATCAATGGTCAGCTTAGTCTGTGCCTGTTAGCTGACAAGCTGATGGACATTGAAGGCTTGTCCATTGTGCAGGTCAACACTGACGGTATCACTGTGAAGATGCCACGTGACAAGCATGACGAATACATCAATGTCTGTGATGCTTGGCAGAAGCAAGTTGGTTTGCAGCTTGAGTATGCTGAGTATTCAAAGATGATTATTAAGGACGTAAATAATTACTCCGCCGTGTACACCAATGGTAAGGTGAAGCGTAAGGGTGCGTATCAGTACGAAGACTTAGGCTGGCATCAAGATCAGGGTGGACTTGTGATACCGAAAGCTGCTGAAGCTGCAATGCTTCAAGGCATTCCACTTGACGTATACATCAAAGGTCACAAGAACAAGTATGACTTCATGCTCAGGGTTAAGGTGCCTCGTAGCAGTAAGCTTGTGATGGTGATGGATGACGGTGCCGAGGTAGTGCAACAAAACATGTGTAGGTTCTATGCTTGCAATGCTGGTGGTGCTCTTGTCAAAGTGATGCCACCTCTGAAGGAAGAAGCTGAACCACGCCGCATTGGTGTTGGTGAAGGCTACGGTATGTGGACCTGCAACGATGTCAACGACTTCACGTGGAAGGATGTCGATTACAAATACTACATTGACGCTGCTGCAAAGCTGGTGATACAATGATGTCATTGTCCGGTTTCAATGTCGCATCATGCTTGCATGTGTGCGTTACACTCAAGGCTGATTTAAGCACTACCTTGTACCCTTCGCCGTTATGAAGGGCAGATGCATCTACAAGGTTCGGAGTTCCGGGGTGATAAGCCCCACCTATAAAGTATGTAGGAAGCTGACCCCTACTGAATTGGTCAGCAACAAACCTTCAAAGGAAATGGTATGAGCGATAAGTTGAAAATCAAAGCCGATGTTTACTGGGCTTCATTGAATCGTAAGAACGAGATGGCTGATGCCTACATGGTTGACCTGTGTAACCTGTCTGAAAAGGCAGTGGCTGCACTGGAAGAAATGGGTATCTCTGTGCAAGAGAACCTTGAGAAGAAACCTGAGCAGGGTAAGTACATCACCTGCAAGAGCCAGCGTCCCATCAAAGCTTTTGACACTGACAACGAAGAAATCGTTGAAGACATTGGTAACGGTAGCAAAGCAATCTGTATGGTTGGTAGCTACCCTTGGACATACAAAAACAAGAAAGGCGTTAGCCCTTCGCTGGCTAAGTTGGTCATCACCGACTTGGTTGAGTACGCAGCTGGTGGCAACATCTCTGCTGATGATGAAGACGTTCTGTAATACTTAAAGGAAATACTATGCAAATCAAATTGGACCTCCACCTCGAAACCGTTAACGCTTGCCTGACTGCATTGGGTAAGCTGCCTTACGAGTTTGCTGCACAACACATCAATATCATTCAGCAACAAGCTGCCCCACAGTTTGAAGCTGCACAGGCTGCTGCTAAAGCTGAGCAGGCTGAGCAACCAGCAGCAGGCTTGAGCGACTGATGATTGCGCTTCTGGACTCGGACATTTATTGTTACCGAGCCGCAGCAGCATGTGAGAACGAAGATGAGATGCAGGCTATCAGATCGGTAGACTCTCTCATCATCAACACTCTCATGTGTGGTGTAGACAAGTGTGGCTATGTTGATGAGTGGAAGCTCTTCCTTACTGGTAAGGGCAACTTCAGAAACGACATAGCCGTCACAGCCCCCTACAAAGGTAACAGAGCAGACAAGGTAAAGCCTAAACATCTGGCTGCACTGCGTCAACATCTGATGCAAGAGTGGAAAGCTGACATGTCTGAAGATCAAGAAGCCGATGACTCCATTGCCATTGAAGCTACAAAGCTTGGTGACAATGGGGTCATTGTTTCGTTGGACAAAGACTTAGATCAAGTGGCAGGGTGGCATTACAACTTCGTCAAGAGAGAAGCTTATTACATCACTGAAGCTGAAGGGTTGCTCAGGTTGTACATGCAAATCTTGACAGGAGACACTGCTGACAACATCATAGGACTTCGTGGCATTGGTAATGTCAAAGCTAGGAAGATGTTGGAAGGTGCAGAGGATGAGACAGAGATGTTCGTTCGATGCGTTGAAGCCTATGATGACAACGAAGATAGGGTTGTTGAGAACGCCCATCTACTTTTCTTACGTAGACATGAAGGACAAACATGGACTCCACCCTTAAAAAGAATGACGTAGCTGTAGTGCTACGACCCATCATTGAAGATGGTGTTGAATGGGACGGTGCGTTCCAGATGTTAGTGAGTGTTGCTGGACCTGTGGAGCTTGATGAAGAACACATGAAGAGCTTGCTCACTGTGGCAAGCTACCTTGCTGCTGCTGTTCCGTTGATGGAAGAGAGCGCACGGTTTACTGAGTTGTTGCGTGACAAGGCTGACACAATGACTGGTGATGTTGTCATCGGTGATAGCATGACTCCGTTGCTTAACAAAAACACTAAGTGTGAGGGAGGTATGCAATGAAAGAGTGTGCTAACTGTCTTTATCGTCACATAGATGGTGATCAAGAACCGTGTGTGACTTGTGATAATCCTTACAGTAATTGGGTGAGTAACGTATTGCAATACAAACCACAAGACGCAGCCTTTCCAAAAGGTATCGGTATTCAGTCTGCGGGTGGTGTCAAGTACGACAACGGCAAACCTCAGTGGTCTTTGCTGCCCTTCAGAGCATTGACACAGGTCGTTGAAGTGTTGACCTACGGTGCAAAGAAGTATACCCCTGACAACTGGAAGAAGGTGCCTGATGCTCGTCGTCGCTATATCGACGCAGGCTTTCGTCACTTCACTGCCTATGCCACTGGTGAAACAAACGATCCAGAAACTGGTAAGCATCATCTGGCTCACGCTATTTGCTGCCTACTCTACCTTGTAGCCTTTGACTTAGGAGAACACAATGACAAAAGTAACAGTGACTTTTGAAGCTGAGATTGATGTTGATGACTTGGGTGCTGAGTATGCTAACGAAGACTACCTCATCGACACTGTCAAGGAACACATCATCTACGCCATGAGTAGGCTTGATGCAGAGATAACATTCAACAAGGTTGATGTGGAAGGACTAGAATGAAACTAACAATCACTGATGCTGAGAACGGCTTTGTTGTAGCGGTAGAAGATACACCAGACAGCACCTATTACTTCGTTGCGCTAGACGTTGACGATGTGTGCGGTATTGTGCAGAACATCTTAGTTGAACCACGAGATGTATTGGACATGACCAACGTTGCCTTTGAAGCTGTACCAAGTGACAGATAAAAAACGCAATGGTGGTGAATGGACAGAGGCGCGATTCAAATCTTTCGTGACCTCTGCCCTACGTGCTGCATCACGACGATGGCCTCCGAAATACAAAGCTTTGAAGGAAGCTTTCGCTGGCAGGAAAGTGAATGCAAAGACTGGTAAGCTGGCAATGCATTACACGTGCGCTGCTTGCAAGAAACTCTATGTTGCTACCGATGTACAGGTCGATCATATCAAGCCCGTTGTAGACCCTAAGAAGGGGTTTGTTAGCTGGGATATTTATATCAACCGTATGTTCTGTGAGATAGAAGATCTGCAGGTGATGTGTAAGCCTTGTCATAAAATCAAAACTGATCAAGAGAAACTTGAAAGGAAAAAGAAATGAGCTTCATCAAATATCAACACCTTGAACGCTACGGTAACACCGAAGTGGAAGGCATTGAAGTGGGGACATGCTACGTGTTCCCTAAGCTAGATGGTACTAACGGTAGTGTCTGGTATGAGGCTGGCACACTGCGCTGTGGTAGTCGCAACCGTGAGCTATCACCGGACAACGACAATGCTGGTTTCATGAACGCCATGATGGACAATGTACCCGTACTAACGTACATAATGGCGAACAACGAACATGTTCTCTACGGTGAATGGCTTGTGCCGCACACGCTGAAGACCTACAACGACGATGCATGGCGCAAGTTCTATGTGTTCGATGTGTTTGATCGCAGCAAAGAACGACTACTTAGTTATGACGAATACTCAGAAGGCTTGATCGCTGCTGGTATCAACGTCATTGCCCCTATTGCCATCATCAAGAACGGCAGCATCGAACACTTCACTGAGTGTCTGAGTAAGGCACACTACTTGGTGAAGGACGGTGAAGGTAGTGGTGAAGGTGTTGTCATCAAGAACTACGACTACCAGAATAAGTATGGTCGTCAGACTTGGGCTAAGATTGTCACCAACGAATTCAAAGCCAAGCATCACATTGCAATGGGTGCGCCTGTTGTGGGCTGTGAAATCGTTGAAGAGAAGATCGTTGCTAAGTATGTGACGCAAGCTTTGGTGGACAAGGTTGTTGCAAAGATCACGAATGAAATGGAAGGATGGTCCAGCAAATACATCCCTCGTTTGATTCACACTGTATACTACGACTTAGTCACTGAGGAAACTTGGAACTTCGTGAAGGAGTTTAAGAATCCAAAGATTGACTTCAAGGTGTTGTCGCACTACACGACAGCGAAGATCAAAGAACTTAAACCGGAGTTGTTCTGATGAAAATAGAAATTGAAAGCATCAAAGAAAACGATGATGGATCTGCAGACTGCAACGTCTACCTAGACGCAGACGCTAAAGACTTCCTGATTCGTTATGCCCTTATCGCCTGCCTCACCGATGCTATCGAAGCAGGCAAGCTTGCAACACCAACAGAGGGAGAAGAATGATGTTTTTATCTTTACTGACACTATTGTTTATAGCGCTCAAGCTTACAGGCTTCATTGACTGGAGTTGGTGGTTTGTTGTTATGCCTACATTGATCCACGCATCTGTGGTGGTGTTGCTTATCGCAGGCGTAGCTGCTTTTGGAAGGAAACTGTAATGAACCTCGATCAATACCAGCGGTCAGCAATGACCTTCCGTTTGCCTACAGCAGACCGTGAGTATGCTCTGCTCAATCTCTTTGCCGAGGCTGGTGAAGTGGCAGGTAAGGCTGCAAAGCACCGCCGAGATGGGGGCGATGTTGAGGAATACAACATGCACATCAAGAAAGAACTTGGTGATGTATTGTGGCAGGTTGCTGCAGTTGCTAAAGACCACGGTTGGATGTTGTCACAAGTGGCTGAGCACAACCTTGAGAAGCTGTCATCAAGGCAACAGCGTGATGTCATTCAGGGCAGCGGTGATACTCGATAGATGGTATAACTCCTACCCCTCCCTCACAAGCAGCTTCGGCTGCTTTCTTTTCCTCTAATCAGAAAGTATTACCCCATGACATTCAAGGTTGACATTGACCTATCCCGTGACGCATTGTTCGACGAACTCGGACTGCAGCGTCTTAAAGAAAGCTACATGAAAGATGATGAGACAAGCCCACAAGAACGATTCGCGTTCGTATCTGCAGCGTTTGCAAGCAATGAAGAACATGCTCAAAGACTGTATGACTACTCTAGTAAGCATTGGCTCAGCTATTCTACTCCTATCTTATCTTTTGGTCGTTCTAAGCGCGGGCAGCCTATTAGCTGTTTTCTTAATTATATGGATGATAACGCAAAAGGTTTGGTCGATAATCTTTCAGAGACTAACTGGCTCTCGATGATGGGTGGTGGTGTCGGTGTTCACGTTGGTATCCGCAACAGTGACGACAAGTCGACAGGTGTTATGCCACACTTGAAAATCTATGACGCTAGTTCATTGGCCTACCGTCAAGGACGCACACGCCGTGGTAGCTATGCTGCCTATCTCAACATCAATCACCCTGACATCATCCAGTTTCTGGAGATGCGTAAGCCCACTGGTGACCAGAACGTTCGCACCTTGAACATGCATCACGGCATCAACATGTCTGACGAGTTCATGAACATCATCGAACGCTGCATGAAAGACGACAACGCAGACGACAGCTTCAACTTAGTCAACCCTGCCAACGGTGAAGTGGTAGAGACTGTGTCGGCTAAGTATCTGTGGCAGAAGATCTTGGACCTGCGCATGCAGACAGGTGAACCCTATCTCATCTTCATTGACACAGCCAACAAAGCTTTACCATCTTGGTTGCAAGACAAAGGCTTGACCATCAACGGTAGCAATCTCTGCACCGAAATCTTCTTGCCTACAAGCGAGAAACGTACAGCTGTATGCTGCTTGTCTTCATTGAACTTGGAATACTATGACGAATGGAAGAAGGACAAACAATTCATCCTTGATGTTATGGAGATGTTGGACAATGTGCTTCAATACTTTATTGACAATGCACCAGACACTATTGCTCGTGCTCGTGCCAGCGCTCTCATGGAGCGTAGCATCGGTATCGGCACACTAGGCTTCCATGCTTTCCTACAAAAGAAAGGTGTTGCCATTGATGGTGTCATGGCTAAAAGCTACAACAATGAAATCTTTAAACACATCCACAGCCAATGCACGATTGGTGATGCTATCTTGGTTACATCACGTGGCGAATGCCCTGATGCACATCTCAGTGGTATTCGTCGTCGCTTTAGTCACTGGACTGCTATTGCACCTAACGCCTCTAGCAGCCTGATCATGGGTAATACGTCCCCATCAATCGAGCCTTATCGCGCTAATGTATTCCGTCAGGATACATTGTCGGGTGCGTTCGTGTACAAGAATCGTTTCCTCAAAGCAGAGCTTGCACAGCTTGGTAAAGACGATGACGATACATGGGCATCCATCATTGCCAACGATGGTTCTATCCAGCATCTGGACGTGCCTGAACAGCTGAAGGAAGTGTACAAGACAGCGATGGAGATTGATCAGCGTTGGTTGATTGAGCTTGCTGCTGATCGTCAGAAGTACATTGATCAGGGACAGAGTGTGAACTTGTTCTTCCCTGCTAACGTGTCTGTGAAGTATCTGCACAGCGTTCACTTCCTTGCTTGGAAGAGTGGGCTGAAGAGTCTGTACTATCTCCGCAGTGAGAAAGTGAAGAAGGCAGACAAGGTTGGTGCGCAGATTAAACGTCAACGCATCGAAGATGAAATTGATTTGAAACAGATTGCAGATGGTGACACCTGCTTGGCTTGCGAAGGATGAACATGAAACGATGCTACGCCTGTGCTACTGAAAAAGATGAAGTTGACTTCTATCCTAACAAGGCAAAGAAGGATGGATTGTCTACTGAATGTAAAGTTTGTAGCAGGGCGAAGGCAAACAAGTATCATCATTCCAACACAAGTAAGGTTAGAGAGAGTACTAGATTGCGAAGATACGGTGTTGATTCAGAAACGTATCTTCGCATGATGACTGATCAGAATAATAGTTGTGCCATTTGTTATCAGCCCAGTGCTGAATCACCAAAAGGTTTATTGTTTGTAGATCATTGTCATTCTTCAGGTAAGGTTAGAGGGTTGTTGTGTCATCACTGCAACCTTGTAATCGGACACGCAAAAGACAATATAGATGTATTAACACAATCGATCAATTATTTAAGGAAACACAATGAAGAACTATAAGATGGATATTGAAACAACATCGTTTCGTCCTTTCACTTATCCGTGGGCATACGATGCGTGGTTACAGCATGAACAATCACATTGGTTACATACCGAAGTGCCAATGTCGGAAGACGTTAAGGACTATAAAAAACTCAACAAAGAAGAACAAGAATTTCTGACAAAGATTCTTCGCTTCTTTGTGCAAGGTGATTTGGACATTGGTGGCGGTTATCACAATCACTACATTCCAACATTTAAGAATCATGAAGTGCGAATGATGATGAGTGGGTTTGCTGCCCGTGAAGCTTTACACGTTGCAGCCTATGCACACTTGATCGAAACATTGGGGTTGCCTGAGTCAACCTACAACGAGTTCCTGCAATATGCTGAGATGCTTGAGAAGCATGACTATCTGCAACGACTCAACACATCACCAGTGGCTGAGAAGATTGCTGTCATCTCTGCCTTCGGTGAAGGTATGCAGTTGTTCTCCAGCTTCGTTATGCTGCTCAACTTCGCACGTAACGGTAAGCTGAAAGGACTTGGTCAAATCATTAGCTGGTCCATCCTTGATGAGACTATGCATGCTGAAGGAATGATAAAGGTCTATCGTGAATATGTTAAACATCACCAAGATGAAACAACGCCTGAACAGATCAAAGAGATTGCTAAAGAGATGGTGGATCTTGAGGACCAGTTCATTGATCTTGCTTTTGGTATGGTGGAAGTTGAGAAGCTTACCAAAGAAGAAGTGAAAGAGTACATCCGCTACATTGCAGATCGTCGACTCATCGCTATGGGTATGAAAGGAATCTACAAGATTAAGAAGAATCCCCTGCCGTGGGTTGATGGCATGCTCGGTACATCACACACCAACTTCTTTGAACAGAAGGTTACAGACTACAGCAAGGGTGCTCAGACTGGTACATGGGATGACGTGTGGGGTAAGGCAGCGTGAGACACTTCACTGTCAGCTATAGCAGCCAGAACAACGTCTTCAAAGGTGTTCTGCACGTTGAAGCTTGCACAATCTCTGACGCTCAAGATAAGTTTCTGTCTTGGCTTCGTGAGCAATCCAGCTACACACATCTCTGGCAACTCTCGTTTGAGTTTGTAGAGATTGGTGCTAGTCTGTAAAACCAAAGGAAAACATGTTCATCATCGAACTGCGACAAGGCATTGGCCTTGACATTGAATTCAACCAAGACATCTGCCACATCGCTGATACTGACGAGATTGAAAATGGTTTGTTTGCCTTCATCGGCATCATCATCCTGCTGCCATTCATCAAAATCTACATCGGTGATATGAACTTGATTGGTGGTAAGAAGTGATTGAAGTTGTTGTTACTGGCGAAATGCTCGTCACTGCTAGAGACAAAGCTGCAGAGATGGGTAGACTACGCAATAGCATTACCAACGGGGCTGGCAACATTGCTGGTTTCATTGGTGAGGCTATCGCTAAAGAAGTCATGGGTGGTGTGTTAGCAAACACCTACGACTACGACCTCATCCTGTGCAACGGTAAGACAGTGGATGTGAAGACTAAACAGACCTCTGTCAAACCATTAGACACCTATGAGTGCTCTATTGCTGGATTGAATACAACTCAAGAGTGTGACTACTATGCTTTCGTGCGAGTTAAGAATGACCTCTCTGTAGGTTGGTTCTTAGGTGTGTACGAAAAACAACAGTATATGCTTGACAGCGTGTTCATGAAAAAGGGTACAATTGATTCCAGCAACGGCTACACTGTAAAGTCTGATTGCTACAATCTCAAAATCAACCAACTGAAAGGACATGAATATGTCAACCAATAAAGCAACTATTGTCTTCACTGACGACAACGATGGTAGCCTCTCTATTCAGATTACATTTGAACCTGAGACACCTAACAAGGAAAGCAACGCACACATCGCTGCTGTGTTGGCTCACCAGTACATCGTCAAGAAAGTTGATGAGGCTTACAAAGATGAATCAGCCGAATGAACCTGTGAAGCGCACGTCTGTCACCACCACAGACATGCAGGCAAAGACAAAGAAGGTGGAATACCATCGTGTTGCTGATACGACAACAACGTTGTGTTTTCTACATCTGCATTGTGGCTTCCTCATCCTCGGTAAGAGCGCTTGTGTAGACCCTGCTAAGTACAATCAAGCCCTTGGTGAGAAGTATGCTTACGAAGATGCCATCAACAAGATGTGGGAACTAGAAGGTTATCTGCTCAGCAACGAACTCTATGGAGACAACTATGCAACAACAGCGCCCTGAACGTCCAGCACCATTGAAGATTCAAGTTGGTCAAGGCTACTACGCATTCAGTCGTGGATGGCTCAACAACCAATACGATCCTGAATCGGTAGCTGGTAAGGAATGGCAACGTGGATTTGACATGGCCTACTTCGACAACCTCGCAAGGATTTCCAAATGACATTCAATCGTCTGCATAACATGCGTAACCCGCATCAAGGCAGCAACAAGAAAGTGTTGTGTGTCTGTTCAGCTGGGTTGTTGCGTAGTCCTACGCTGGCTTGGATCTTGTCTAACGAGCCGTTCAACTTCAACACTCGTGCTGTAGGAACATCAAGTGAATACGCTTTGATTGTGTTGGATGAGGTGCAGCTTCAATGGGCTGATGCTGTTGTCTTTGTTGACGATGGTAACTACCAAGTAGCCTGCTACGACCACAAGGAATTGCTCGACAACATGGAACATCACGTGTTGAAGATTCCTGACATCTATGAGTATCGTCATCCTAAGCTTGTAGAGGCTGCGACAGCGCAGTTGAAAGAAGCATTCAAGATGTGATATAACATTGACAGCGGGGATTCAGGGTATCCGTAAGTCTCATAAGCTCTACGCAGAAGTTTCGAGTACTTCCCCCGCTTCCATTTACGTGTGCTGGTAGCTCAATTGGCAGAGCAACGGATTCCAAATCCGTAGGTTGTACGTTCGAGTCGTACCCGGTATGCCAAAACAAAAAAGGCAGCTTCATCGGCTGCCTTTTTTTTCGTCTGTACTTATCACCGACGACTTGCTAGTCCACCCTTAGCTTTACCGACAACACCAATGTCTTTGAAGTCTCCCTCAATGATGGCAAACTTATCAGCGTTTGTTGTTGGCTTACGCTTGAACGCACGTACAAAAGCATCTTCCTGTGCAGCCTTGTTAGGAGCTTTCTCGTACAGAGCATCGATAGCTGATTGTCCAAACTTCTGCAGGAACAATTCTTGTGCGTCTGCTTTATATGCACCCAACACCTTGTTCATTGTGTCTTTAATCTCCACTTGTTGTTCGTTAGCAGACTTAGCTTTGTAGTCTGGACTATTGATCAACTCAGTGACAGCACCTCTGAACTCTGGTGCAGCCAACTCAACACGCATATTATCCAAGTCTCTATTACCCAGTGTCTTCACAACAGAATAGGGCTGGATGTTAAGGCGTACAAGTTCCTTTTCAATCGCTGATGTAGGTGGTGTAGGACGAACACCAGTAAACTGTCTAGCCACCGATGGTGCCTTCTGTTCTGTGGCTTGGAAGAGGCTAGGACGGCTCTGTAGCAGGTCACGAGCACCCGGTATAGGTGCAGCAATGGTAGCAGCAGCAGCTTCAACACCCGGTGACACTTGACCAGCCAATGCTGTAGAAGCTTTAGGGTCCACCACACGCATATCATCACGCAAGAAGTTATATGCGTCATAGATTGGGTTGAGTACGTTATCGAAACGGCTGATGAAATCACCAACAACTTGACCACCCTTCTTCTCCATACTCTCAGTGATACCACCCTCTACTGTCTCAGCAAGAGTATTGAGCACAGACTTCTGCGTACCAGCAGAACGACCAAGACCTGCAATGATCTCAGCAAACTTTGTACCTTCAAAGTTACGCACACGTCCAAGCTGTAGCAACTCATATTGGTTAGTGAGCTTCTGCTTCTGTGGATCGTTAGCGTCCAATCCGTCAGCTTGATCTTTAATCTTTGTAGCTTCTGTTGCACGTTCTTCTGGTGACATTGTTGTTGTATACCAAAGTTCTTTACCAATGTCCTTCATTACCAAAGATGCTTCAGCCAGTGCCATGATGTTCACATATGGGAACAGGGTACTACCATCTTTGACGTTACCATCATTGTCTTTATATTGATAGAAAGCAACGTCAGCATTGTCTTCACGGAAAGCCATACCAGCAACAATGGCTGCTGTACCTACAGTACTATCCAACACCTTGCGTTTACCATCATAGGACATACCAGCGGCTTCAAGTGTCTTGCCCTGATCACGAAGCTTAGCAGCCTGTTTCAGTTCTTGATAACCACCCAACCCGCTCATCGGTGTCATACGATAGGTGTAACGAACAGCGTTGAGTTGGAAGCGAATAAACGGGGCTACGAAGTCTTTGATAACACCCGTACCAGCGTTGGTGTTGATGGTCTGCAACACTTTGAAAGCTAAGTCCTCTGACAACCCTTCAATGCTTTTCTCACCAGTCTGCTTGAATGAATAAGAGAAGGTCATCTTCATCGTGTCTTCAGCAGCAGCTTTAAGTAGCGATGTTGGCACAGGTTTGTCGTTAGCAATGAAGTCTTCAAAGTCAAGACCAACATCTTTCATGCGGTTCTTCACACTCTGGATAAAGATTGGAGCACGAACAACACCATCAACTGCACGGTTGAAGATGTTCAGTGTACGTATCACATCGTTAACTGCACCACCACCTTGTGTCTCCACTTCAGCACCTACGTTGGTGATGAGGTTGTTAAGACGTGGATTATTCTTCAACGCCATGTCAGCCAACTCTTTGGTGTAGCCTGCATCCATCAACTTAGACAGCACAAAACCACCGTCAGCAAAGATGGTCCCAATCTCTTCCTGCACACGTGCAGCATTGACAGGAGCACCACCACCACGCAAGTCATTGACCATGCGACCAGCAGACTTAATCGTCGCTTCCATCACATCGCCAGCAACCTGAATACCAAGAGTACCTGTCAAACCAATAGCGTTCATTACAGCAGTGCTCAAGCCTGCAGTGGATGCACCAACTGAAGCGCCTGTTGTGGCCTTGACACCACCAAGAATCTTACCTGACAAGTATTCTGTACCAGCACCAGCGTTCAACATACGAGTGAAGGCATCCTCCAACGCTGGATCGCCTTTGGTGAGCTTACGCAACATGTCAGCTGTAGACTTAGCTTGTTGCAGGAATGCACCAGCCTCTGAAGCCTGCACCTTAAACATCTCAAGGAAGTCTGCAGGTTTAACACCAGCACGTAATGCAGCCTGTTGAATGACATCTTCGTCTGCAACATTCAAAGCATCAACAATACCCTGCACTGTTCTAACTTCTTCAAGGTTGGGACGTAGATCTGGGTTGTCTGTGAAGAGTTGTTTAGCTACCTTGAAGATGTCATCGACAATGGGCTTCTTCAGCACAGACTCCATAGCGCCTGTAGGTGGTGACACTGTGTCGAACGTAGCTTCACGTGCAGCTTGACGCTTAGCAGACGACTCAAACAACGGAGCCAACACTTGCTTTTCTTTCTCAGCAAACTTGGCTTTAAAGTCTTCAGTGGCTTTGTCAACTTCAGCAGGTTTAGCTGTAGCTCTCAAGTCTTGGATACGCTCTTGTACACGCTTACCACCACCAGCAACAGTCTTTGCAGCAACAGCACCCTCAACAGCCATACTCAAGCCTGCAACAACTGCTGTCTCTACATAATTCACTTCATCACGCACTGCCAATTCAACGTCTTGTTTCTGTTGAACAATGTTTGTACCAGCAGCAACAGCACCTTCAGTGGCTGCAGTGACAGCAGCAGTTTTAAGTTGTGTACGTGCTAACGATTGTGTTGTGCGCAGAGCAGCTTGCTTGTACATGAAACCAGCGCCACCACCTACATATGTAAAGGGGTCTGTAGCTACCGTTGCTACTGTCTCTAACACATTACTACCCATACCCTTGGCAACCTCACGAGCTTTCACCTCCATCTCTCGCTGCTGGGGAGAGGCGTTTGCAAGGCGTGTCAACGTAGCCACTTCATCAAGAGTATCTTTGTTGAAAGATGAACGAAACTCTTCCATCAACTTTACAGGATCTTTAGGGATGGGTTTGTTAGGACGGCTAGACTTGAAATAGTCTGTAGCAAACTGAACAATCTCTGGAGACTGTGCAGCAATCTTAGGTGTCAAACCTTCATTGCGTCCACCAAACTTCTGCTTAGGCACCATACCAAACGCAGCACCACCTTCACCCTCAACAGGAGCAGTGACGCTTGGTTGTGGTTTAGGTGTCAGCTTCTCAACAGCTTCATCTAAGGCTGTAAAGTCTCTACCAGTTGCCACCTCAACAGGCTTCTTAGGTTGAACAACAGGAGCCTTAGCAGCCTGCTTAGGCACCATACCAAAGGCAGCACCACCCTCACCAGTGATGGGGGCTGTGACGCTTGGTACAGGCTGTGAAGCCATACGCTCAATCTGTTGTGGTGTTGGTTTAGCAGCCTCAACCCGTTTAGGCTTTTCCTCATCAAACTGATCAAAGATGTTTGACGACTGAGTAGATGTTACAGGCGTTGCTGGTTGTTCATCGAACTGGTCAAATATATTTGCCATGTATTATTTTCCGAGATATGTCTTTGCCGAATAGCCGGGATACTTCTTTTCAAACTCAGCAGCAAGTTTAGGATTCGCCTTCAATAAATCGATAGCGGCTTGTGTTGGTGCCTTACCTTGTGCTGGTGCCGCAGCAGCAGCAGGTTGTGCTGGCGCAGGTGTGGTAGGTGCAGCATTAGCCATCGGCAATGGCTTCTCTGTTGGTGCTTCATTTGTCGCCAACTCATTAGCAGAGATGTTGAAGTTGAGCATCAACTGTTGAGCGACAGGTGTACGAGGTGTACCGTCCGATAACACATAACCGTTAGCCTTCAAAGCCTGTGCTGTGAGTTGACGTTCTTTAGCAAACAACTCTCGTTGTTGTTCAATACTCAACCCAGCCTTCTGTGTGCGTGAAGTGATTGTGGTGTCTGTGGCAGGGTCAGTAAAGGTTTTGAAGTCGACGTACTTGTTCCAATCAAAACCCTTGTCTTCTTTCATACGAGTGTTGACATAGTCGTTGACGCTTGTCTTCATTTTAGCGTATGTCTCTTGCTTCTCTTTAGGATCGGTGGCACGAGTGGCTTGGTTATGTTGCTTAATGGAAGACTGTAAAGACTTAATCTCATTGTCCAAAGATTTGATCTGTGCGGTGTCTGTAGTGTCTGCTCTCTGCACCATCAACCGATTGACACGAGCTTCCAAAGACTTATCCACAACACCTTCAAGTTTATCGATCTGTGTCTTTACAACATCAACCTTCTTTTTAGCTTCAACATACTGAGGACTGTTTTCACCAAACTTTTGAGCCGCTTGAATGACATCAACATCCAGTTTGTCTTTAATGTCTTTGGCGTTTTGTGGTTGCTTCTGAATAGCTTCCATATTAACCGTAGCAGCACTGGTCAGATCAGGAGTCTTGAAAGCCTTAGCAGCCCTCAAATCTTCCAAGGTAACACCAAGTGCAGCAGCTGTTTCACGAGCAGCACGTTCGCCTGCTTTGCTACCAGCAGTTGCAGTAATGTCTCTGATGACGTTACCTGTCTTTTTAATCTCAGCAGGAGCAGCAGCCTCTACTTTAGGCAGCTTGAACATCTCTTCAACACGCTCCAAAGCGGTGGCAGTGCTGTTGTCTTTAACAACACGAGCATAGTCAGACAGCTTGAATCCACCATCTTTAAAGTCACCGTCTTTTACTTTAGCAGCAATGATGTCCATCAATGGTTTAGACTTTGCAATCTCAAACAATTCTTGATCGGTAGCTGTGGGGTCATACTGCTGAAGGACGTTCACGTTCTCAACTAGATCACTCTTGAGCTTTCGATTCTCAGCCATCACTGTCTTGTACGTATCAGCCATGTTCTTGACACCACTGATGCCACGAACTTCAGCAAGCTTTTCTTCTTTCTCAATGTCTTCAGTGAAAGCTGTGGCAAAGCCACCAGCAAAGGATGACAGATTAAATCCCATTACATATTCTCCATCTTAGACTTTCGAGCCATCAAACCTGACAACTCTACTTTAGGCTCAACCGCTGTTTCTTCTTTCTTCATAGAAGCATCTTTGATTGCTTCACGAATGACTCGGTCAGGAACAGTGTTGGCTTGTTCGTTATCATCAGGGAACACGATGTACTCTACACCGTGCAACTCAGCAGCGGTCTTGAGCATTTCAACAATGACGGGCATCACCAAGATACCAGCGTCAGTTGTGTGAACACCTTTATGTACACCGGACAACATCAGCGATTCAGCCAGAGCAGCCAAAGGAATACCTGTTTCAATAGCATCAAGTAAGCTATTGATCATTGAAGGTGATGACAAATTATTGATGTATCCTTGAGCAATATCTGAAACCTTAACAAACTTAGGAGGCGTTGTCCAAGGACGACCCTTTGGTGGGGCTGTCCAAGAAACACCGGGAGCTACAGGTTTAATTACATCAGCAGGGGTCAGCTTAGTTGCCATTCTTCATCTCCTCACGAGCAATACGAATACCTCGCACATAGTCAGCAACTATAGACAACTCAGTACGTTTCTCTTTAGAACTTGCCATGTCCTTAGAAGGAGCAAGTAGTCCCTTCTTTGTGGGTTTAGAAGTCTTCATAGTTGACGCAACCATTGCATCAATCTTCTTCATGTAGTCTTTAATATGTTGCATTGTTATTTCTTTCAGAGTCCAAGCACATCGCTAATTGTGTCCCAATTCTTCACAGCTTCAAAAGCAAGCTTACCCCATGCAGCGCTTGAAGCAGCATCAGCGGTAACACCAGCAGCAGTAACAGCAGCATTCTTAGTGATTGTAGCAACAGCGATGTTTGTAATCCTATCTTTCTCTTGCTCACCAGTCTTCCAAGACATCTCTAACAAGTCACGATAGGTCTGACTCTGTTGAGCGTATGCTGCAGCAGACAAGTCTGTAGCGTTCTTTGCATTCACAGCATTGGCTGCATTGGTTGCAGCAGTGTTAGCTGTAGAAACATCAGCCAAGATTTTAGCATTGGCTACGTTAATCTCAGCAGACATGCGTGAATTAAACTCAGCACGATCATTGGCTTCTTGTGCATTGAACTTGATGAGTTCGTTAGCAGCGTCCATGTTAGCCAAGCCAATCTTGTTCTTCTCAGAAGCATTGAACTGACTAGCTGTCAAAGCCAATGTAGAATTGATCTTTGCAATATCGTTAGCGTTAGTAGCATTGGTCAACGAAGTGGCATTGGCAGCAGCAGCATCGGACAAGATAGACTGTGCTACTTGCTGACTCTTCAACACAGCCATCTGTTGCTGATTGTCCAAGTTCTTCATGTCTGTTGCCAAGAAAGCCTGAGCATTCTGCACAGCAGTTTGCTGACGAGCATTCAAATTTGCCATGTCCATCGAAGCAAACGTAGCAGCGTTAGCCAACGTTGTAGCTTGCTCGTTGCTCAGATCTGCCAAGTTGATCTGCTGAATAAACTGTGCGTTAGCAAGAGCGTTCTGCTGATCTGCTGTGAAGTTGATGTTAGCCACTTCAGCAACACGTGCAGCATTGGTGATGTTCACTTGCTGTTTGTTGCTAAGCTCTTGACCCTTCAAAGCTGCTTCAATCTGTGCATTCGCCAAAGCAGTTTGCTGCTTGTTAGACAAGTTGGTTGTCTCAAGCTGCAGCGCTGTTGTAGTGTTGAACAGGTTTGTTTGTTGTTCAGCATTGAACTGCAACCCACGTTCTTGCAAAGCAGACGACACATTGAACAAAGCAGTTTGCTGTTGGTTAGACAACACCTGTCCTTTGAGGGCAGCGTCAGCAGTGAAGGTGGAGATGAATGACTGTTGTTGAGCAGTGGCATCAATCCGTGCAGCTTCAAAGTTCTGTGTGCTTTGCAGCACTGCCATCTGTTGTTCGTTAGTAAGCTCTTGACCTTGCAGAGCAGCCCTAACTTGCAGGTTAGCCAATGCTGTTTGTTGTGCAGACGACAAGTTTGCAATGTCAATCTGCATCTTGTTGGCGCTATTGGTCAACAATGTTTGCTGCTCATTGTTCAGGTTGATCTTACGCTCTTCCAAGACGGAAGCAACGTTGAACAACTGAGTCTGTTGCTGATTAGACAGCACTTGTCCTTTTAGAGCAGCATTAGCTTGAGCGTCTTGAATGAATGCTTGCTGTTTGTTGGTGGTAGTTTGCTGCATAGCTTCAAAAGCTTGTGTGCTACGAAGCATTGCCACTTGCTGTTCATTGCTCAGTTCTTGACCAGTGATGGCTGCTCTCACTTGCAAATTGGACAACGCAGTCTGCTGAGTGTTAGACAGGTTAGCAAGGTTGATCTGTACAGTTTCAGCAGAGCGCTGCATAGCTGCTTGCTGAGCATTGCTCAAGTTGATGTTGTTCACTTCAGCATAACGAGCAGCGTTAGTCAAAGCAACCTGTGTCTTAACATCCAAGTTCTTCTCTTGCATTGCAGCTTTAAGCTGAGCGTTAGCAAGTACAACAGCTTGTTGGTTAGAGAGGTTCTGACCCTGCAAGGTGAAAGCATTAGCGCTGTTCTGCAATGCAGTTTGTTGACGAGCACTGAGGTTTGCCAACTCAAGGTTCTGCATAGCTGCAGCGTTAGCCAACGAAACTTGCTGACGGTTGTTCAGGTTGGTCAAACCCATCTGTGCAAACGTCTGAGCGTCAGCAGCAGCAATAGGTACAGCAGCTTCCATAGCAGCCTGCACAATGGCAGCACCAGCCATGCTACTAGCGCCTAAGCCACGAGAAGCCATAGCAGCGTTAGCTTGACGCAAAGCACCAGCAGCCCATGCAGGTGTACCGTCATTGAACTGCTGCATCAGCTTGTCCATCTGACCAGCAACAGTGGCAGCAGCTTCAACACTACCAGTCTGTGCTGTAGCCAGAGCTTGACTAAAACTACCTTGTTGAGCCACAGCAACAGCAGCGCTATTGAGCTTATCCATTGTCGCAGCAATGGCCTGCACAGGCTCTGTAAGCTGTAGGTTCTGACGAGCTACATCAACCAACTCTTGTTGTGTCGCTGTGCGCTGCTGAGCAATGGCAGTGGACTGTGCTGCAGTTTGTGCAGCAATAGCTTGAGGAATGACACCAGCTTTAGCAGCAGCTTGCACTGCTGTGTTAGTGGCTTCAGCAGACTTAGTAGCCTCCAGTGTGTATTGAGTGGCAGCAACAGCTTGTGGTGTTGCACCTGTGAACGTAGCAGCCTTAATCTCTTCAGCAGGACCAGCCTGTACAGCTACAGCTTGTTCAGCAGCACCAGCTTTAGCAGCTTCCTCAACAATGATTTGCTCCATCTGAGCAGCGTTGGCTGCACCAAGTGTGTAACCTGTAGCAGCAAGCGCTTCAGGAGTGAGACCAAGCTGTGCAGCTTTAGCAATGAATTGTTTATCTGTTACTTGTGCTTCAGCTTCAGCAGGACCACCGACATCAGCAGCTGTAGCAGCCTTAGCCATTTGATCTTGTGTTGCTTGCAAGTCTGTTGGTGCAGCAACAGTGGCTGCACCGGGTGCTGTAGGCGCTGTAGCAATGGCACCCTGAGACACTGTACCTTGTGCTGCTTCAGCAAGAGCACCTTCAGAGACAGTACCAGTGGCTGCAGTTTGACCAGCCTGTGCTTTTGTCACAGCACCTTGTGTAGCC